TTAAAAGAAGTATGGATTGCAAAGGCTTGGGAATTAACACCAGAACAAGAACAAGAATTTATTGTTAAAGATAATAGTAGCTTTGGAGAATGGGATTGGGATAGTTTGGGTAATAATTGGGAAATAGATCAACTAGAAGAATGGGGAGTAGATGTGCCTATATTTGATAAAATAGATTCAATGGAGGAGAATGAGGAAATGGAAATCCCACAATCTGTGCAATTAGTACCACCTAAAGAATATATATTAATAATGGCAGAGCCAAATAGCGTTGATTGGGAAGAAATAAAAGAAACATTAAAACTGAAAATGGTTAGGCGGGGAGGCTATAAAAAAGGAAGTGCATTTGATGCAGTTAGTTTAGAGAGGGTTTTATATTGGGATGAATTTAAAAAAAGAATAAATGTTAATAGCAGTACCAAGTAAAGGAAGAGCAGGTTTAACCAGCACAAATAAAATATTGCCTGATGCTACTTTTTTTATTCCTGATAGTGAATATCATCAATATAAAGGATTGATAAAAAATATAGTTTGCATACCAAAAAAGGTCAGAGGAATTACACCCACTAGAAATTGGATATTAAAAAACAGCAAAGAAAAATGGGTGGTCATGTTAGACGATGATGCTAAGAATATTGGCTATAATTTTTTAGATAAAAGAAATACTAGAAAAATAGAAATAAAAGATCAGGGATTTTGGCATGAAGAATTTTTAAAATATTTTGATTTATGTGAGCAGATGGGATATAAGATTTGGGGAACAAGAACAGAATCTAGCCCTAGAGGGTCATATCCCTATAAACCAATACTAACTAGAACTTATGTAACAGCTTCTTTAATGGGAATTATAAATGATGGAGAATATTATTTTGATGAAAATTTTGTAGTCAAAGAAGATTACGAAATATGTTTAAGACATATAAAAGATAAAGGGGGAATATTAGGAATAAGATATTTGCATTGGGAAAATGATCATTGGACTAAAGAGGGAGGATGTAAAGATTATAGAACAATAGATATAGAAAAGAAAGCAATAAAAGATTTAATAAAACTTTACCCCTCAATGATTTCAAGAGTTAAAAGAAAAGCTAATGTATTTACAATACAATTAAATTTATAATGAACAAAACCGAACACCATAAAAAAGCATTATTAGATGCATTAGAAAAATCCTTAGGAGTTGTTACAACAGCTTGCAAGAAGGTAGGAGTAGGAAGAACTACTTACTATGAATGGTATAATACAGATGAAGAATTTAAACAGCAGGTAGATGACTTACAAAATGTAGCATTGGACTTTGCTGAATCACAACTTCATAAACAAATATCAGATAACTCAACACCAGCAACAATCTTTTATTTAAAAACAAAAGGCAAGAAGCGAGGTTATATAGAACGCCAAGAAATAACAGGAGTAGATGGGATGCCTAATAACTTTCAAATTGAGATAATTGACAAAACAGAAGATAAAGACTAACATTGTTTATAAACACCTTGTAAACAGCAATAAAAAGATAATTGTAGAACAAGGAGGGACTAGGTCTGGTAAAACATATAATATACTGCTTTGGATAATCTTCGAGTACTGTACTCATAATAAAAACAAAATCATTACTATTTGTAGGAGGGCTTATCCTAGTTTAAGGGCTACGGTCTTAAGGGATTTTTTAGAAATCTTAAACAAGAATAAAATGTATAGTGAGTTATTTCATAACAAATCTAACTCAGAATATAATTTATTCGGAAACCTTATTGAGTTTATTGCTCTTGACCAGTCACAAAAAATTAGAGGGCGTAAAAGAGATTTGCTTTTTATTAATGAAGCTAATGAGTTGTATTATGAAGATTGGCAACAACTTATATTTAGAACACAGGAGCGTATTGTAATTGACTTTAATCCATCAGACGAGTATCATTGGATTTATGACAAAGTATTACCTAGAGCTGATTGTGATTTTTATAAGACTACTTACCTAGACAACCCTTTTGTTGAGGATGCTATAAAACAAGAGATTGAAAGACTAAAAGACACAGATGAACAATACTGGCAGATATATGGATTAGGAGAAAGAGCAGCTAGTAGAAGCACTATTTTTAAATATATTGAAGTAGATATAATACCCTATAATGCAAAGCTAATAGCTTATGGAATGGATTTTGGCTACTCGAATGACCCCTCAACATTAGTTTCTGTATATACCTTAGAACACAACTTGTATATTAAGGAGCATTTATATAGAACTCAAATGACCACAAATGATATAAATGAATTTTTAAAAAAAGAACTATTGTCAAACAATCCTATTTATGCTGATAGTTCAGAGCCGAGATTAATCAGAGAATTAAGAACAATGGGGCATAACATATTTCCAAGCATGAAAGGCAGAGATTCTATTAATGCAGGTATTGATTTACTTAAAAGGTATAAGATTCATATATTGTCTAGCTCTAATAATGCAATACAAGAGTTTAGAAACTATAAGTGGAGGGAGGATAAGTCTGGCAGACTAACTAATGTACCTGAAGATAAACACAACCATATTATTGACCCAACTAGATATGCAACTTATAGCATATTAAGCAGACCAAATTTCGGCAAGTACGCAATTCAATAAGTTCCTAAAACTTTTTATTTTTTCGTTATATATATATGCAAGTAGAAATATTAGTGCCTGACACTTTAAGCGAAATAACATTAGAACAATATCAGAAGTTTTTAAAGATACAAGATAATAACGAAGACGAAACCTTTTTAGCTGTTAAAATGATAGAGATATTTTGTGGAATAAGAGGTGATCATATTATGAAAATGAAAGCATCTAGCATTAAAGATATTACTAGAATCCTAACAGATATGTTTAATCAGAAACCTCCGCTAGTGAGAGAGTTTACTATGAAGGGTAAAGAATATGGATTTATTCCTAAGCTGGAGGATATGTCTTTTGGCGAGTATGTAGATTTAGATACCTACGTTGGAGACTTTGAAAACATACATAAAGCAATGGCAGTTCTTTATAGACCTATTACACAAAAATATAATGACAAATATTTAATAGAAGAATACGAAGGGGAGGACACAGAAAAAATGAAAGATATGCCAATGGATGCAGTACTTAGTTCTATTATTTTTTTTTACAATTTAGGGATGGACTTGTCGAAAGTTATGCTGAATTATTTACAACACGAGGAGACACAGGCTTTAGTGCAACAGCTAACTTTGGAAAAAAATGGGGATGGTATCAATCAATTTTCGGACTCGCTCAGGGAGATATTAGACGGATTGAAAATATCACTAAACTAAACTTGCATACCTGTTTATATGCATTAAGTTTTATGAAAGAGAAAGCAGAACTAGAATCAAAAAATATAAAAAATAAAATGAATAAATGAGCAATCAAGGAGTAAGAGGGTTTTACCAAATAACAGATACATTAAAAACACAACTTCTAGCTGATGAGAATGTTAATACTGTAACAACAGGAGACATCACAGAAATAGATTTGTCTAAACAAACAATATTTCCTTTAGCTCATATTATAATTAATAGTGTTACAATACAAGAACAAACACTACAATTTAATATTAGTGTTCTTGCAATGGACATTGTAGATCAAAGCAAAGATACGACAACCGATATATTCAGAGGTAATAACAACGAGCAAGATATACTCAATACTCAGCTTGCAGTAGTAAACAAATTATTAGGAGTATTAAGACAAGGAACATTATACACAACTAAATATCAATTAGCAAGCGAGGGATCATGTGAGTTCTTTTATGATAGATTTGAAAATGAATTAGCAGGGGTGGCTTGCACCTTTGATGTATTTGTACAAAACGATATAGACCTATGCAGTTAAAAAAAACAAAAGAGGCTTTAAACAAATTTGCTAAATATGTAATCCAACAAGCGAGAACAAATTTAACAAAAGGAAAAAAGAATGTAACTAAAAATCTTTACAATAGTATAGATTATAGAATGAACGTATATAAAGATAGTATAGATCTTTTATTTAGTATGGAGGATTATGGTGCTTTTCAAGACTTAGGTGTAAGTGGAACTAAAACTAAATACAATACTCCTTATAGTTATACAACTAAGATGCCTCCATCAAAAGCATTTAGTCAATGGGTAGTTAGAAAAGGATTAAAAGGAACTAGAGATAAAGCAGGAAAGTTTATAAAAAGAAAATCATTACAATATCTAGTAGCAAGAGGGATATTTGAACACGGGATTAAGCCTAGTATGTTTTTTACTAAACCTTTTCAAAGAGCATTTAAATACATACCAAACGAATTGAGAGACGCATTTA